TTTGTTAGATAATCAACAGCAAATTTTTTATGGAACCAATAAAAATTTTCAAAGTGCATTAGAATATATCTCTAGTAGAAAACTAGATACTGCCATAAATAAAAGCCGTTCTTATTTCATAAGTTTAACTGATAATTTTCACAGAAATAGATTATGTATTCCTTATTACGACTTTAATGGTAAGATAGTTTTTTATCAAACAAGAGCACTAGATGGAATTGAGCCAAGATATTTAGGAAAGTTTGGTTCTGATAAGTCTTTATTTGGAATTGATAGATTAGAACCTGAAATAGATGCTTTATTTCTATTTGAAGGTGCATTGGATGCTATTTTTGTTAGAAATGGACTAGGTGTAGCAGGTCTTACTCTAACAGACACACAAAACACACAATTGCAAAATTTTCCCTTCCATAAAAGAATCTGGGTTCTTGATAATCCAAAATTTGATCAAGCAGCAAAGGAAAATATAACTAAACTACTTTTAAATCGAGAATATGTCTTTAAATGGCCAGATGTTCCATTTAAAGATTTTAATGAGTGGGCAGTTGCCGATAATTTGACTGAAATTGATTATAAATTTGTTTTAGAAAATTTATATTAACCGATTTGTTCACTATCTCTTAGCTTTTTAGGAGCCATAATGATGAACGAGTTCAACACTTCTTTTAATTTTTCAATTTCACCAGCAATTCTTGTAATACTGTCTGATGCTTTTCTAGTTACGCCTCTTAAAAGACTCCCTGGTTTATCACTATCCGCTAATATTTTATGAAGGGATTGCGATGAAGGATCGTTTAAGAAACCAGCAAAATCATCTAATTTTGAAGACCACATTTTAATTTGTTTAACGCTTTCTGTTGAAATATTAGGATCTAATCCTTCGGTGTCGAAGTCTTGCGGATCTGTTTCTGCTTCTAATGAGCCTTCAAAATCAGCTTTAGTTTTTTCTGGTGAAAAATCTTCTGGAGAAGCAACATTTTTTCCATTATTTGTTGCAGCAACTACATCTTCTGTTGTTTCTTCGTCTTGTTCCTTTAATAAAGAAGAATAGAAGCTGCGAATAAAAGGAATATCACATTCTGTTAATGTGCTATCATTTTTTATTATATTTTTAATGGAATTTTTCATAATTTTAAAACTTTATGTTGATTTGTGAGTCTCCTTGTGAGATAATATATTTATATTTACCTCTTATGATGTAAAAACAAACTAAATTATGAATAAAAAATATAAATTTGTAGTTGCAACTCCTTATTCCGAATCCGAATACTCTGAAAAATGTCAAATATCAGTTAGTCTTGATAAATTAGGACTAACTAATCAAACAACAGTCTTCTTTAACAACAAAGAAGGACTTAGCAAATTATACAATACCTTCATAACAGAAGAAAATAAAGGAACATGTGTTGTGTTTGTGCATCATGATGTCATTATTGATGATGTTTTTATTTTAGAAAAGCTACAAATGGCATTTGAGTCCTTTGATATAGTTGGATTGGCTGGTTCTAAACAATGTAATATAAGTTCTGATATCACCGCATGGCATTTGATGTCTCCTAGAGATGCTCATGTTGGTGAAGTTGCACATTCAAAAGACAAACAAACATGGACTACAGTATTCGGACCAACACCTAGTAGAGCACTTTTAATAGATGGTGTCTTTATTGCTGTTAATGTTGACAAATTACTAGAAACAAATACAAGATTCGATGAGGAATTTGAATTTCATCATTATGATTTAGCATTTTCTTTGATTGCAAATAGAAATAAAGTTAAAATTGGAGTTTATCCTATACGATGTACTCATTTTGGTCTAGGAGATAGCATGAATAGCACTAATTGGCATGATAGTAATGTTAAATTTAAGAAAAAATATTGTAAATGACAAAAAAACCATATAATGACAATCTTTTTGTGTATTTGGATTGGATTTTAAAGAAAAAAGGAAAGGAACCGTCTTGTGATGAAAATATTCCATATTCGTATATTACCAATCGTTGGTTGTCTATGGTTGATCCGGTAATAGCACAAATAGTTAATCAAACTACTAATAGATGGATTAAGGTTTCAGACATTTCTTCAAATAAAACATTTCTATCTAGATTTTATAGAAATGTTTTACCAAAAATGTTCAAAAAATATTCATACATAAAGAAATCACAAGAAAAAAAGGAAACTGACGAACATTTAAATTTTGCAAGAGTATTAGAAATCTCCTCTAGAGAGATAGAAATGTATGAAAAGACACTTGCAGAAATACAAAGCACTATTAAATAAATAATATGATACAACGACCCGATATGGAAGATAGAATTGGTGGATTAGTTCAAATTGACAACTATAAAGGAAGTGAATTTGAACTTGATGGTTGGAAATTATCCAGAGTATTGGATGATATTCTAATGGTACAATATGCTGACATTAACGAAGAAGGCGATTTAGTCAAAAGAGGTAGCATGTGGGTTCCTATACATGCTGTAAATCATGTATGGAGAGTAGGAAAGGTTCTTTTGGCTGGACCTAATTGTAAAACAGTAAAGGAAGAAGATTATATTGTATTTCCTAATGATAAAGGAATACAAGTTTCCAACTTAAATGGACTTAAAAATATTGTTTTCTTGAATGAATCTAGAATCTTTGGTGTTTGTGTACCAAAAGAATAGATCATATATGAAAATGATGTGAAACTTTCTTTAAGTGGTTTAAAATCTTTATGTAGGAATAATGTTGTCGAATTGAAATTCACTCGAAGAGTGAAAATTATAGGAGGCTCTTCAAGTAGGAGAATGTTAGCTACTTTAGATGCTGAATTATTAAATTCAGTTTTAGGAAAAGAAATTTTGAATTTTAAACCACCTGTTAAAAGTGCAACATACAATGCAGACTCTAAGGGATTATTAACTGTTTGGGATATTTTATTTCAAGATTGGAGGAATGTTTCAGTAGAAAGTTGTTATGTTGTTTCAGCTATTCCAACAAAACCCGTTGAAAAGTTTTGGGAATACTTTGATAAAGTAATAAAAAAATTAACAGCATCACAAAAAGCAGCATTTATGCAAAAATGAATATTTCAAAAACACCTTTAGAAAATTGTTGTATGTTTTTATTACAGAAACATATAAATTTAGAGTTAAATGGAAAGGTATATAAACAAGGAAAGCTAGTTCTGTTTTATCAAAAAAACTTCTACTTGACATTCATAATGGATACTGCTAAAAAGAAGACAGAAAGGATTGAAATACCTATACCATTTGAAGTAGAACTACACCAAGAAGACGATTTGGTTTATTTTGATTATAGAATTAAAACACTAGCAAAACACTATCCAGATTGTGAAGATTATATGAAATTATATTCTTCTAAAAGAAGTTCTAGTAAATTTTGGAATACTATTTTAACTATTGATGCAAACCTCAAATAAATTATTAATATTCAGTGTATTTTCTGGTACTTTTTACGAAATTCTAGAAAATGATTTCCCCTTAATGGACGTTGGACAACTTCCTTTAAATAAAAAACCATCTAACAACTGCTCTAAGTGCTATGGAAGAGGATATACTGCTAGAGATACCCAAACACAAGCACACGTCCCTTGTAAATGTCTGCGTAAACTTATTAATTTTGATTTGATTAAGAATGAAAAAAACAATCCCATTAGTTGATTTTTTAAAAACATTCCCTTCAGATTCAATAGCAAGACCAGCACAAGAAATCGCATTAAAGAAAATATCTGAGATTTTTTCTAGTGGTAAAAAATTTGCAATAGCATCACTCCCTACTGGGAGTGGAAAATCTCACATAGCAGCAGCAGTTGCTAGATCCTCTTCGCCAATTGATCATACAAGATCTGAATTGATACAATCATATTCTATATACAAAAAGAATTCTGATAATTCGTACAAGTATGAAGATGATTTTTTAAGCGGAGATTCGTTTGGGAGTTATATTTTAACTGTTACTAAGTCATTACAAGATCAGTATAAACAATTATTTTCTGACTCATTAGTTGTTAAAGGAAAGAGTAATTATAATTGTGACGTTGATCCTAATGTGTCTGTAGATTTTGCACCATGTCTACATTCTCCTAAATTAAAGGAAAAGTGCTTTGCCGCTAACAGATGTCCATATTATAAAAGCAGAAATGAAGCATTTGTTTCTATAGATCCTATATTGAATTACAGAGCATTCATGAGTCTTCCCGGATTCTTAAGGAGAAGAGAAGTTTATGTGTTTGATGAAGCAAGTAATTTAGAATCTGAATTAGTTGGGCAATATTCAGTCACTATAAATTATGCTCACCTTTCAGCAGAAGGTATAGATTTCAAAAAACTAACTACGGATGATTCTGTTAAGGCTGGAATTTGGTTGCAAGATGTATATTTAAAGCTTAAAGACGAACTAGATAAACTTCGTAGTAGATTATCTAAAAAAGGCGAAGAAATTTCTGAGAAGATACGAACAAAAGAAGTTCAAAGATTGGGTAAATTGAATGGTATTGTTAATTCTATTGAAGACATCATTAGATATTGGGAAGAATGTGAATATTTGGTAGAAGAGAGGAATTCTGATAGAGTTACTCTTGTTC